CCGGATTTTCGAGGAATGTCTAGCTCTACTAGTTCTGGTTTTCCCATGAACACTCGTTTAGAACCTGATATTTATGCACAGTATTTTAAATCTAGAAATGCTGCGTCTCCTGATGTAGATGAACACTTCTCGGTTATTGAATCTCGAATTATTGCTCTAGAAGAAAAGATTAAAAGTGGCACTAGGCCGTGGATCATTGCCACTGACTGTTTAAAAGATCAGAGGCTTTCCCACGAGAAAGTGGCTATTGGCAAAAATAGGGTTTTCAGTGCTTCTACGAAAGATTTATGTTCTCTCATGAGGATGTACTTTGGATCTTTTTGTGTGTGGATTACCAAAAATAGAATATCGAACGGTATCGCAATAGGTGTTAACCCATATTCAGATGAATGGCATCTTATAGCGTTGAAGCTCAAACAATTCAATCATAGCAATATAGCTCCTTCTCCGTCCGTGCTTGCTGGCGATTTCAAACACTTTGATGCTGATGAACAGTCTTATGTCTTGTGGGCCATTCTAGACGGTATAAATTCCTGGTATAATGATGAACATTCGACTATGAGAGAACGTCTCTGGATGGAACTCGTTAATTCGAGACATGTGTGCAATGGATGGTTATTAGAATGGGCTTTTTCACTTCCGTCTGGTATTTTCCTGACAATATATGCAAATTGTATTTATAATCACATAGCACATAGATATTCTTGGATTAAGTGCGGTCTTCCCATAGAAGAATTCAATGATCACACCTATCTCATAGTTAATGGAGATGATTCTTTGTGTCATGTGCATCCAGCGTTTCATACCCAATACAATGCCTTTACCTTGCCGCAAGCCATGGAAACAATCGGTTTGACTTATACCACAGAAGATAAGAGTGTCGCTACTTCTCCTTTTAGACATTTACACGAAGTTGAGTTTAATAAGAGATCTTTTGTCTTCGATCAATTTAACAATAGATACATAGCTCCTCTTAGATTAAGTGTTGTACTTGAAATTCCCATGTGGTCAAAGAAAGGAAGCCTGTATTATTCGAACGTTGCTAGTAATGTGATAACGTCCTTGAGAGAACTTTCCCTCCATCCTCGAGAAATTTATGGAAAATGGTCCGAAGCCATCATATCTGCTTTCGAGTTGCACTGTCCTGAACTTACCACCACTGAGCCCCTTCGACGAAAATGGCAACTTCGCAGGGCCGTTACACTCAAAACCCTCGAATTTTATTGTTGATCCCTCTGACCGAGAAGTCATTAAACTAGATATTATAAAAGAATAGATATTGGTTTATACTAGTATGGCTTCTATGTCCTGCCCTTCTTATGGTTATGCCTGTTTCCTAGATGAGAAGAATGGATTTTAGATAGAGAACGTATAAAAGCTTTCCGTGGATTCGGAACGTGATATGCTATGAAAACAATTCTACAAAAATACTGCTTAATCAGCGATTAATAAAATTAAAAACAAACGGATTGATTATCCCGAAGTCTACCTCGAGAGGGCGCTCTCGGGGGGTTTGCGAGTTTTCCTCTAACTCGATGGTTAATAGGGTCCCATAATACCCATCAAACAGGCAAATAATATACAACTATGGATAATTTAAACGATAATACTACCAATGTTGATAATACCCAAACACATACCGTTACCGCCACTACTGGCATCGATAATGATGCCAATGTGACTACTACCCTCGTTCCTGCCATTAGAACGCTTGATAAGCTTCTAGTTAGTAGTAACGCTACTACCTATATGCAAGAATTGAAAGATTTCTTTGCTAAACCATACCCGCTAGTCGTAGGTCAACTTACTACAACAGACAGCGTCACTATTGCGGGTCCTATTGGTTTACCCTCCGCTCATCTCTATGGATCCTCTGTTGCTAGCTCCAAAAGTCAAGGATTCTATGGATTTCGCAGCACTATGGTGATTAGACTCCAAGTTAATGCTAATAGATTCCAACAAGGAAGATACTTTTTGGCTTTTACTCATTCAGGTGGATCTCTCACGTCCTCTAATTCTACCGTTCCTACTGGACGTGCACTCAATTATTATAATATGCATAGCGCTACGCTTACCCAACGTACTCAATTGTTGAAAGCTGAACTTGATGTGTGTTGTGATACTGAGACTATTTTAAAAGTTCCATTTGTTAGTGCTAGAAATTTCTTTCCTTTGGCTTCTGCTAATCTCCCTACCAACAACAATTTGGGAGATGTTGGATTTCTCGCTCTCAATGTTTATGCTCCCCTTGTTTCCCCTACAGGTAGTACAGTAGCCAATTATACTATTTGGATACACCACGAAGACGTAGAATTAATAGGTCCAGCTGCTCCTCAAGCTGATATGGGAAAATCCCAAAGTGCTAAAGAGGCTTCTTCTGCTGGTCTTGGTCCCATTTCTGCTGGTTCTGCTGTCGTGGCTCGACTAGCTAGAAAATTCAGGGATGTTCCTATGATCTCAGATTATGCTAGTGGTGTTGAGTGGGTTGCTGAGCGTATGAGCAAAGCAGCTGGAGCCGTTGGATGGTCCAAACCTACCAATTTACAACCGTCTTCCAAGATGACTAAACAAGTCCTCCCTTATTTTGGTGTTACCGATGGCGCTGATGACTCTCAACCTTTGTCATATAGTTCTAAAAATGAGGTCGAAGTCCTTCCTGGTTTTTCTGGTACTGATATTGATGAGATGTCTTTTCGACACATTGCATCTATACCAGCATGGACGTCTACTGTTTCTTGGCCTGCGACTACTACTTCTGGATCCTCTCTTTATTCTGTTCAAACTGCTCCTACCTATTTCATTTCCACCTTCACCGGTGCAGGAGGAGCCGTTTATATACAATACCCACCTATATCCTTTGTAGCCTCTCATTTTATTCTTTGGAGAGGCTCTATTAATATTACCCTCAAATTTGTTAAGACTGAATTTCACTCGGGAAGACTCATTGCTGCCTTCTTTCCGACTTCACCTTCTGCCAATTCAGCAAATATTAATTTGGCTTATACTGACTACGTTTATAGAGAAATTATTGATATCCGACAGTCCAATTCTGTTACTCTTAAGATACCGTTCATTTCTGACACTCCCTTCAAATCCAATGATGGAAACGGAGCTACTGGCACTTTTGTTCTTTATGTTCAAGATCCTCTCGTGGCTCCCTCTTCAGTTTCCTCCAGCGTCACGATTCTTGTCGAAGTTTCTGCTGGTGAAGATTTTGAAGTTGCCGTTCCAAATGCTACTAATCATTACGCAACTACTGTTCCTGTTTGCGGTAATGTCACTCCTCAAGCTGACATGGATGATTGTGCACTGTACGCTGGTCCTATTGGTGGAGCTACCATAGTAGACGATCAACTTATGTCTTCCTCGACTTCCATCGGAGAATCCATTACTAGTTTTCGATCACTGCTCAAGGTTTTTACAAAGATGCAACCTTCTCCTTCTGCCGGATATTCTTATACGGTTGGAAGTGGGACGTATACTGTTGTTCTCCCTTTCGCCATGTCTCTTGGACCTATAATTTCAGCTTCACCACCTTCTCCCGCGTCTTCTTCTGTTGTTTTAATAGATTTTGTTACAAGAATAAGTTCCCTATACGCCTTGCAAAGAGGAGGAATGCGTCTAAAATTTACTTACGCAAATACCCTTGCTATACCACCCAGCGCTACGATAGTTAATTTAGCTGGTACGTATACCCAACCTTATAGCGCCAGCAATACTGTTGCTGGTGTTACGAATTTTGAGGTTGCTGCTGCTAATATGCCTCGTGCATTTGGGGCTCCAACTGAAAATAATTTGGAGGTAAATATACCCTCCTATACCCAGTCTTTTGCAAGACCGGTTGCTGATTTGATCATTAATGATAATTATAGCAATTCGTCTTCTTTGGGCTACGCCACGACTACTACTACTATTGTTCCTCTTCCAGTCGTGGCTCTTGATGCGACAAATCTTACAAATGTCACGCCTTACAAGGCCGCTTCAGATGATTTTTCTTTGGGTAGATTTGTCTCCATCCCATTATTTCACTAGTTCTTTATCAAGAGCTAGTCGGTGGTTCCGTCAACCAAATGTTTAATGATACAGAAAACATTCACGTTATATGACTTTACGGTTTATCATATAATAGTGTTTCAATACGTCCGTTGCAATAACGTATTGTTACGCCGACATTTTCAGATGTTCGCCACTGTTTCCTTCTATGATGGATATAGCCCTCGCCTCACACGAAAGTGTTAGGGTCCGCCGCAGTGGCGGACCATGGAGATTACTGTTAACTCAGAGGCCGTATCCTAGATAAGAGTCCTAGAACCTAC